AAATTTTGATAGAGTATTGATTCTGAAATATAAAAAACGCAAAACTGCTTTTTCTTGGGAAGTTAAATTAATAAAATATTTTCAACCAAAATTAAATGTAAGATCAAAATGAAAAAAATAATTATCATAACGATCTGCTTTGCATTGCTTACGCAGATCACGCACGCATCCGATGTATTCTTTAATATCTCTCGGCAGACACTACTCGACTATTTTATTAGTTGGGTGTTTGCCTTTTCTTTGGAATCATCAATCTTGATTTTTACATTACTTGGGAAGCGAAATACTGCTATCTTTTTTGGCCTTATTTCGTGGTTAATAAATTTACTTTATTACTGGGTAGAAATCGGAATGACTCAGAAGTTTGTTGCGATGAATATAATATCTTTGATCATACCAGTAACCATCTTTTTTTATTCGGAATTGATTAAAACGGATAAACGTAAAAATTTATTAAAATAATGGAAATTAAACAAACGGCAGTAGATTGGTTTTTTGATAAATTAGAAAACCACGAAATGCAAGCAAAGCATTATAAGTTATTTCAACAAGCCAAACAAATGATGGAAGAACAGATAAGTAATGGTTATTTTCAAGGATTAATTGATGGAATGAATAATTCACCAAGAGATTATTACAACGAAACTTATAAACAACCAAACAATGAACAATAAAGAATTTTTAAGCAAAGAACAATGCGAGGCATTGAGTGGATTAAACTACGATGGGGATTATGATTTTGTATATCATGCCACAGGAGAGTTATGGGAACGAGGTAAGAAAGAGAAGAAGGAAAGATTTGTTCCAGCACCACTTAAACAACAAGTTTTCCGTTGGTTTATGGAGAAGTATGGCTTATATCAACAAATTGAAGTATTTAGACTTAGTGAGTTTAAAGATGATGAATTATTCTTTGATTTTAAAATCATTGACAAGTCAGATGATACTGATTTTCATTATGATAATGACTTATATTCTACCGACGAAGAAGCAGAGAATGCTTGTATTGATAAACTTATAGAAATAGCTAAAAAACAAGACAAATGAACACTGAAGATTTAATTAAAACACAATATATTAGTTTAGATTCAGCACAATTAAGAGTGTTTGTAGATGATGTAGACAAGTTTGAACCTGTGTTTAATCTACATAAGTATGACCATAGAGAATATACTGGAGGTGCTGTTGAGGACATTATACCAATATTTGTTCCTGACAAAGAAAAGAGAGCAAAGTATAATATACCAAGTTTTGTAGAGGATATAGCAATTTCAAGTGATAAAACATTTGACCATTGCCTTATTATTCAAGTCAATGGATGGTATGATATTGTATTGCTTCATGAATGGATTCAATCATATTTAAAACAACAAGACAATGGAAACTAAACAAACAGCAGTAGAATGGCTTTATGATACAATCATCATTTTTCCAGAAAGTAATGAAGATTTGGCACACAATGCACGTTCATTTAAGCAGGCTAAACAAATGGAGAAATATCAGATAATAGATGCTCATTTAATTGGTTTGATTACTTCTATGGAGATGGAAGCTACAAAGCAAGCGGAACAATATTACAACGAAAATTATGGAAAAAATTAAAATAGGTAATTATTGGATTCTTGGTAAGGAAACCAACGGAATAACTTTATTCCCTTTTATTTTCTTACGAAAATCGTATGTCGATAGATTGGCTGATTGGAATCGTAAAAGTTTAATTAATCACGAATCAATCCATTTGAAACAACAAGCGGAACTTGGTGTAGTATTATTTTATGTGTGGTATTTTTTAGAGTTCTGCATTAGGACCGTATTGATTGGCAACACCGATGCAGCATATCAAAAGATTTGTTTTGAGAAAGAGGCTTATGCTAATGAGGAGAACTTGAAGTATATCAAAACAAGAAAATTTTGGGCATTCCTTAAATATTTATGAAACAAGATGAACATCTTCTCCAGGTTGCAATATGTAAATGGTTGGATTTAACCCAAGATTTTCCATATTTTGCCATTCCGAACGGTGGCCTCCGCCATCGGTTAGTTGCAATAAAATTAAAAATGGAAGGTGCAAAGGCTGGAGTTGCAGATATGTTTTGGATGGTTTCAAATAATACCTGGAAGGGCTTGTTTGTAGAGGTTAAAATTGACAAAGGTAAGCAATCGCAAAGCCAAAAGGATTTTGAAGCCATAGCGATGAAGCATGAGTATTATTACGCAGTTGTGAGAAGTATTGATGATTGTATTAATTTAATTAACCGGTTCCGTAAAAATGAGATCTAATTATCTTGATGCCATCGCCTGGATAGATCAGCAATTAATCAATCCGACACGACAAATTAAAGTTGGATGCGAAACTATTCTTGATTTGAATTATTCTTTGGCCATAAATCGAAAACACATTTTAGAAAATTCGGGGCAGTTGTCTTATTCAGGATTTGGGAGAACTAAAAAAATAAAGGATTTCTTGAATAATTCAAAATAAATTTGTAAACTTTGTTGTTATGTTTTATAATCCGTTTAAAGAATTATTAATTGATTTGGACAAAAAAAATATGATAGAAAAACCATTATTAGAACAAGTAAATTCGCCAGAACATTATCAAGCCAATGGAATAGAAACCATTGAAGTGATTGAAGGATATAATTTAAATTTTAATCTTGGAAACGTGATTAAATATATTTTAAGGGCCGATAAGAAAGGAAACAAAAAGCAAGATTTGGAGAAGGCCCAATGGTATCTAAAAAGGGAAATAGAAAAGTTTAAAGGATGATGAAAAGTGGTAAGCATTGACCACCTTATTGATAAGCACAAGCACTGGATAACCGTAGTAAAAAGATTCGGCGAAAATACCTACGCCGAGGATATAGTTCAAGAAGCCTACATAAAAATCATTCAGTCTAACAAAGATGTAAATTTTGCCTATTTCTATTTTACTTTGCGATCATTGACAATGAACTTGCATAACAAGAAAGTTATCAAGATAGAAATCACAAAAGACATAGAATATTTATTGAGCGATTCCATTGAAGAAGATATAGTGTTAGAATTGGCACAACCATTTATTGACTACATTCAGACCTGGGAAGATTACGAAAGGATGCTTTTTATGGTTTATGTTAATAAGGGAGTGAGTATGCGGAAGATGGCAAGGGAATCGGGCATAAGTTTTACAAGCATTTATAACACAATAAGAAACTGCAAATTAAAATTAATACAATGGCAAAAAGAAAACCAAAAGGATTAGGCGATACCATCGAGCAATTTACGGAGGCTACCGGCATAAAAGCAGGTGTTGAAAAATTAGCGGAGGCAATCGGTTGGGATTGTGGATGCGACAAAAGAAAAGAAGCATTAAATCAAATGTTTCCATACAGAAAAATCAATTGTTTAAATGAAGAAGATTTTGAATACCTTAATTATTGGTTTAGTGTTGATCGCCATCAGGTTTCAATTTTGGAGCAAACGAAACTCCGTGAAATTTATTACAATGTTTTTGAGGAACACTTAGAACAAACGAGTTGCGATAGTTGCTGGAGGGATTACATTAGTCGCATTCGTAAAGTTTACATCGAGTATAAAAACAATTAAGATGCCAGTAATAAAATGCGAATCAAACGATAAATGGCGAATCGGGACCGGAGATTGTATTTATGAAACGAAAGAAAAAGCAACCGAAGTTTATCAAGCAATTATCTCCAGCGGTAATTATGCAGCGGAAGCTAATAAGGTTTCCTTTGACTTTGATGACACGTTGTCAACCAAGAGAGGGCAAACGTTATCCAAGCGATTAATAACGCAAGGAAAGGATGTTTACATCGTTACACGAAGGCAAGAATCAGCATCTGCAGAAGTTTATAAAGTGGCGGATGAATTAGGCATTCCAAAATCAAAGGTTTATTTCACAAATGGCAAGATGAAGTGGGAAACAATTAAGCGTTTGGGTATTGATATTCATTACGATAATAATCAAGATGAAATTAATTTGATTGATAAAAATACAGATGCGGTAGGAATAAAGTTTTAATTTGGATTTCAATTTTTTTCATATGAAAGAAAAAGCAAAAAAAACAAGAGGCGGAGCAAGACCAAATTCGGGCCGATTAAAGAAAGATGAAGTTATTTCTTTGATTGAAACTATGGATTTAGTTAAAGTTCCGGAATCAGTTTGGAAAAAATTAGCCGAACGTGTGGAAGATGGAGATACAAATGCCATTAAAACTTGGCTCCAGTACCGGTATGGTATGCCAAAACAAGTAATTGACCAAAATACAACGCATACAATCAACGATTTTGATATAAAAGATATCGTTAAATTCGAGTGATTAAACTCAATAAAAAGTATATTCCGCTATTTGAAAGTGATTCCCGATATTATGTCATTACTGGAGGAAGGGGAAGTGGAAAATCGTATGCCTTAAACTCATTTCTTTTGCTTCTGACCTATGAAGTTGGGCATACAATACTATTTACCAGGTACACACTTACATCGGCTCACATATCAATCATTCCCGAATTTACGGACAAGATTGAAACGGCTGGACTTTCAGAAAATTTCTATATCACAAAGGATGAAATAATTAACACGACTACAAATTCCAAAATAATTTTCAAAGGGATTAAAACATCGAGTGGAACGCAAACGGCAAATTTAAAGTCATTGGCTGGAGTTACTACATTTGTACTTGATGAGGCCGAAGAATTAGTGGATGAAGATACATTTGACAAAATTGATTTATCGGTAAGGCATAACACAAAACAAAATAGGATAATTCTTATTTTGAACCCGGTAACAAAGGAGCATTTTATTTATAGAAGGTTTTTTGAAGGTCGGGGAGTAGAATCAGGGCAATCATTGACCAAAGGAGATTCGACATACATTCATACAACTTATCTCGATAATCTAAAAAATCTTTCAGCTTCATTTATCCAACAAGTCGAATATCTTAAAGAAACTAACGCAAAAAAATACCAGCACGCAATATTAGGTGGATGGTTGGACAAAGCGGAAGGGGTTGTATTTACAAATTGGCAGTTTGGCCCATTCAATCCGAATGGTTTGCAAACTTCATTTGGAATGGACTTTGGATTCTCCATTGATCCCGACGCATTGACGGAAGTGGCAATAGATAAGACCAAAAAAATCATTTATATCAAAGAGGTAATTTATGAACGTGGTTTAAAGACGCACGTTTTGGCAAAGTTGATTAAAGACAAAGTTGGGGGCGGTTTGATTATTGCAGATTCAGCAGAGCCAAGGTTAATAGATGATTTAAAGTACCAGGGAATAAATATTCAACCCGTTAAAAAAGGTACGATTGAATCGGGAATTGTGAGGATGCAAGACTACCAAATTATTCTTGATCCGCAATCGACCAATTTAGCAAAGGAGTTCAATAATTATTGTTATTTAAACAAGGCAAGCAAGCTATACATCGACGACTGGAACCACGGAATTGATTCGGCAAGGTACAATATCATTTATCATTTGGATAATCCAAACCAAGGCAATTATCACATTTATTAAGACGAAATATTAACAAAATTGTTTATACACTATGAAAGTAAAAATTTCAATCCCAACGGAATTAGGCGAAATTAAACTTAGTCAATATCAAAAGTTTTTGAGTATTGTTAAGGAGAACGAAGAATCTGATTTTTTAAATCATAAAATGATTCAAATCTTTTGCAATATTGATTTGAACGTAGTTGATGCAATGAAGCAGAAGGATGTCGAGGACGCAGTTAATACGATTGGAAGTTTATTTAAGCAATTGCCTCCGCTATCTCAAAAGTTTGAATTGAACGGAACGACATTTGGATTTATTCCGAACTTGGATGATATGTCTGCTGGGGAGTATATGGATTTAGATAATTATGCAATTAATTGGGATGAGATGCACAAGGCGATGGCGGTATTATATCGACCAATAAAGCAAAAGTTAGGGGAGAAGTATTTGATTGAAGATTATGAGGGAACGGACAAGTATTCCGAACTAATGAAGGATGCACCTTTAAACGTAGTTCTCGGGGCGATGGTTTTTTTTTGGCATTTAGGGAAAGAATTATTAACAAGTACGATTCATTATTTGGAGCAGAGCCCGGCAATAGTTTCGATGAACAAAGCCAATTTGGAAAGCGGTGGGGTTGGTATTCTTCAATCTATGGACTTGCTCAGGGAGATGTTAGACGATTCGATGAAGTCACTAAACTTTCCA